AGCCCTTTCCTGCATCGCTGCTTGATTGCGTTGTCCAGTAACCGTCTGGCCCATACCAAACTCTGCTTGCTCCGCTCCTGTCCTCTGCTGGATGCCCATTAGGCGGTTGGCTAGATTCTGTTGGGCTATGCGTGACTCATAATCACTAGCTGTTTGGCCGGAGGAAAGGAATCCGAGTAACTCCGATATTGCCTGACGTTGCCCTGCGTCCTCCGCTTGCCGCACTGCCCTTGATTCTTCAATGACCGCTCCGCCTCCAAAAATGTTTCCAGTTGCAGCAGCACGACCCCGTGCAATCCTTCTGGCTTCCTCCGACATTAGGTCAGCAGTTCTCCCTGACTCGGCTCTGCCAAGTAATTGCTGCTCAATGTATCTCCGACCTGCAATCGAGTCTGGATCAGCAGTTATTTCAGGAACATCCTCCAACCTCTCAAGGCTGGGTGCAGCTTGAGATCGTTCAAGCTGATTCATTGCCGCAGCCCTCTCAAGGTTAGGGCCGTAGGTATCCAGTTCCGCAAACTGCGGGGCTTCACCAACTCTTCGCAATGCTTCCTGCTCTCCGGCTCTCTCGTATTCAGGAGTGTAAGCTACTTCACCAAGTGAAGGAGGGGCAGCAAGCCTTTCAGCAGCAGCAACCTCACCAAACTGTTCCATTGCTTCTGCTTCGGGAACATCTGCTGGCTGATATTCCTGCGCCAACTTTCCAAGCAATTCTCGTGCGGCAAATCCAGTGGGGTCACTGCGCTCAACCAAGTCTCTTGCTTGCTCCATGAACTCCGGCCCAAACTGCTTTGCTTGATCCAGCAGGAACTGCGTTCTTTCCGGTGAAGTTTCCTTCTCAAACTCCCATTGCTGCCGAGCAAGGTCGGTATCCCCCATTCCGGTGAAGTCAGCCTGAATAGCTTCTTCCCTCTTTACAGCTTCTCTCTCCCCTTCTTCGTTTACCTTAAAGTATTGGTAAGCCTCCGTGATCTTGCCGTCTGAATCTTTGTAACCAGTAAGGCTTTTAATGTTTGTAGTAATGGGTTTGGATTCAGTAGGAAGGCGAGCCTGACCTTCGCCTACCCCTCTCACAAATTCCGACCACGACTTCCCTTCGTACTTTCCGAAATGGTTTCTAGTCCAATCCTTGTTTGAATCATCAGGTATGGAAAGTGTCCCATCATTTTCAACATTAAACATTCTCCTTTCAAATTGTTTGTGTCCTACATATTGAGGAGCCGATCCCGTTACCTCTGTCTCGGAGTAGACAGGGGTGGCTCCTTTGGGGACACCTAACTGCTCGCGCATATACCCCTGCTTCATCACCTCATCGCCAAACTGCATTGCGCGTTGCAGTTCCATCATCGCCCTTGCCGACTCGGTATTAGCCGCAGCTATCTCCGAGGCGGATGGTGCTGGGGGTGGTGTAGGTGCTGATGATTTACCCATAATATTATCCCTTTATTAATCTTCTCCTTGCACGTTCCATAGGAACGCAAACTATCTTATCGTTATGTTTTGGCCGCACCCAAGCCATTGTGTCTGCCCGATGCCCCATATCATTAAACATCTTTGTGTAAAGTTCCTTCAATACCCCGTCTCCCCGCGCCACCGCAGCATCAACAAAGCAAAGCCTTCCGCCCGTGTCCCTGTAGTCAGTCTTACAGTCCTCTTCGTTGTCCAAGAACCGAAGTAAAACCACCCCTTTCAACTCGCCATCCCGAACTACTGTCCAGTACCTCTTTTTGACGATGAACCATTGCACCCATTTCAACATGAGTGACTTGTCCCACTTCTGGCAGTGGGCGAGGTGCTTGTGACAAAACAAGCCAACCGAGAGTGTCATTATGTCCAAGGCAGTCATCGTTGTGGGTCAATAGGTTGGCCAAAGGCACTGGTTTGAATGGATTGAAGAGCAAGCCTTCCTCCGTCTGCTGTTACCTTAAACTGCATCTGGTCAAACCTACCCTTGGCAATCATGTTGTAACCTTTTCGGATTAGGTTGGTATCTCCGGCCAGTGACAGGCTTGAATCCAGTGCGCTCCCTGTTGAAGATAAGTCCTTGTAGTAATTAATCTCTCCGGTCACTGCATCAGTATGGAGGTTCCCGAAGTTAAACTGTGAAGAGTAACCGATCTTGTCTCCCCATGTTTCCCCGTAGGTATATGCCCGTGTTGTGATATAGGATTCGTAGGTGGAATTCCCATCCTTAAAGTCTGCTATGGTCGTGGAGGATTCCGGTGTAGTGTCGTCCCAAGTGTAAAGCTCCCCGTTCTGTGTTCCGATATTAAGGGCCAACTTACCACTGAATGCACTAATAGCAAAACCCCTCGCCTCCCATCCTGTCCAGAACCCGCACCACGCCCCTGCAAGCAGGTTGTAGGTCAACACTGTGTCCGGTGTGGTGGCAGAATCCAGCGGAACAGACAGCATATAACGGTTACGCCAGTAGGTTGCCGTGCATTTGCTCACCGCAGCTTGATTTATCCTTCCAATGTAATCATTTATGTTGCGGCTGATAGGGAGGGAAATGTCTGTCTCCGTACCCGCCTGAATGGATTGCAGGGAGCGAACACCGTCACGGGAAAGGAACATAATATCCGCACCGACCTGCTGAACCGTCCCGTCAGCCACACATCCTGTCCGGTTGTTGACCAACTTTATACTCCACTGCGAAACCTCCTGTGTCGGGTCAGCAGTTACCTTGTAAATACTTCTCTCTTTAAAGACGATAAGATCAAAATTCTGCGCTGGCATGAGGGCAGTTATAGGGTCGCGGTCATTGCCAATTCGCAGATTATCCCCCGCCAAATCCCACGCATCCCCGTCGAGTATCCCGCTCACATACAATACATCAGAGGGAACAGTCGTATCTGCGCTGGTAGCAAACAGTCTGTTGGTGTGGGAAACGATAAACTTCGGCTTGCTTGGTGTTTGTGAAATTCTAACTGTCCCTTCTGCATCAGTTCCACTGGAAGTAGAAAAAGAAACGGCAGGAGGGTTGCTCTTGTCGTAGCCTGTTCCCTCGTTTGTCATGGTCACGCTGACCACGCTTCCATCGTAACCCAGCACCGCCGTTCCGGTGGCAGTCGTTCCGCTGGAGGGAGCATCTATTGTTACTGTAGGAGCCGAAGTATATCCCGACCCTCCCGTTGTAACCGTAATGCTGGTAATCTTTCCGGCAGTAATAGTCTCGGCAGTAACCGGATCAGTGGAGCCTTCAATGTATCGCAGGTTGCTGGATGCATCTGTGTAGTAAAGTCGGTCATTAAGTTGAGCAAACCGAATCTTTGAGCCAGAAGAGTAGGTTGCTCCGGTCAACATAGTGAAGTCACCCGATTCAGTGACAGCTTTCAGGTAATTGGAACCGTCAGCAACAACTATATACTCCTCGCTCCCTGTGTCAAAGTAGCCAAGTGAAGTGATGGGGGAAATCAAGCCTTCCCAAAGAGAGGATTCCGCTTCCCAATTAACATTAACATCCTCCCACACCAAGTAACCCGCTTTTAGACTCGTTCCCCTACGAGTAACCGCATTTCCAAACTCATCAAGGTCAATGTTCTTTCCTTCAGCATAAGCATCGGGAGGAACAAGGTTTGCGCGGGACGCACTCACTTGCCCTCCTACAAAACTGTTGTTCCCGTCGAGAATCAACGGGTCATCCAGCACGTTGTTGGAGAGTACGGGCATTAGTTAATAAAATCCTGCGTTTGCCAGTGGTTTGGTACGTCAGGGATGATTCTGTTCACCTTCGCTGGCTGAACATTGTCCAAGTCCCTGCAAATCTGTAGTAATGTGGTTGCTTCAGTATATTTAGCCTGTGCTTTCTGGAACTGCATCGACCTTTCCAGCATATCCCCTTCAGCATAAGCCAGAAGCACGTTATCTGACCCCAGGACAACCGGAGAATCCGAATCACCAAGCTCGGTGAACTTTAATTTACCCAATGCGTACAGTGTACCCGCGTTCTTGGGCGTGGGGAGCGGTTTAATGCGGCAATACCCGCTTGCGTCAGGGGGTAGGGGAGTGAAATTGGTAGGGTTAGCCCTGCGGGAACTGGTGTTCTCCCAAATGTTCGGGTCTAACTGAAAGAATTGCATCCAATTTGACCCAACAACCTCCGCTCCGTCCTCTTTCCCCGTCTCGGTGAACTTCGTAGCCACCACAAACTGCAATCTTGGGGCCGTGGAAGCTACTGTTGAGCTTGTGGGATAGTAAAATATGGTTGGATCACCAGATAAGGTAAGGGTTTCGTCCTCTGCTGCGACCGTCTTGGTTACAACCCCCAGTGAGTTTGTCCATAGCCCCGAATCCCATAACATCCTGTAGCGGTTATTAATGAACTTCTTGCAAGTGGCAACCGAAGCGGAGTCGGTGTCACTTAATTTAGTCGTAACTTGATCTGCCAGTTCGGTTAAAGTCATTGTCCTGCCTCTATCTTTTGTTCCAGTTGATTAATGTACCTTCCAAGTTGTCTAATAAATTCCGCTCCCTCATCTGTTTCTACAGCATTCGCAAACCCCGCAGGGTTTGCCTCCGTTATCTCCTGAAAGCCGTTCAACTTTACGCTCAAGCATCCGCTTGTTGCGTGCAGCATCAATAAGATCATCAACAGCTTTATCTTTCTCATCTTTTCTTTGTTGCGCCATCTGCGCCCTTGCCACAATCCCCAAGGACTCAACCGCATCTATCAGTCGAGGTAATGCGGCCAAGCCCTTGAGTGCGGCTAGTATCATTTTTTCTTACCTGCCGAGGCGTACTCCTTCATCGCGTCCACTATGCCTTGACCTCCGATATAGGCAGGTACGATAATGATTACAGCCCCAACAACTTGTTCTGTTAGTTCGGCTGACAGGTTCAGCCACTCGGTTGCAGCTACAGTCAGGAGGCCACCAATAGCCATCCATAATTTCCTGCTCTTTAATTTTTCTTTCATTCTTCTTTTAGTAGTTTAACAATTTTTACGGCTGTCCAAATACAAGTAAGGAGCAGCATTAGTATTTTCAGAACTAACTCAAAGTCCGAGAGCGAAACAGTGGCAAGTACGCTGCCGTTCACTCCGAACACTTTCAGCCATTCCAGATCATTTATCATTACTCCACCCGAAGTATCCTATTATTCAGCAGGAGCCTCATCAGTTTGCTGCCAAGGAAACTTGGCTGGCAATGGACGGGCCTTTGCTGCTTCAATCTGTTTATCCAGCGCACCTCTCCAGTCACCTTCCTCGGCAACTGCATTGGCTTTATCGACTGCCCAAGATTCTGGGAGATCATCAAAAGGAATGAAGTTGTCAGGGTCGAGTGGGCAGTTGATTGCGCTGTCCATATATGAACTGTAACCGTCATCGGATTGGGCTGTGAGACCCGCAACGAGGGTGATTACTACTTTTTGTTGGGAACCGTTTACTTCCTCCGTTTTTACGAGAGGTTCTAAACGTGTCCAGTTGTATGTATTAGGCATAGTATTTATTTATTTTGTTTGTTTGGTTTAGGCGAACACTGACGCATTTCCGTAAACGTCACTCGCGTTAGTTCCGTATGCAGTCAGATCAACCATAAAGTTAGTGTAGGTAGCGTTAACCATGTCATCCCCTATTGCGTCAACCATTGCCATCGCAGTATCCGGTTCGTAGACTTGGTTGTTATTCCAGTTAACTGTTAGTGAGCTAAATGATAAAACATTACTTAAATCAACGTGCAGCTTTACTGTCCTACCAGCAGCCATATTGCTTACATTAATTGTTATATCCGCGTTATCTTCATGGGCTACAACTTTCTGAATATTGCTCTGATCCATAGGCACCGTGTAGGTGACTGTAGCCGATGAGCTTGGAGTGATGGTCGTAACAGGTTGGGAGACTTGACCGCTGGAGCCGATACGCATCCGTTCGGTGGAACCCCCCGTATCAAACCTAAAGTATTCATCGGTGCGAAGTACAGTTCCTTCAGAAGTGCCGTTTGTGAAATTAAGGATGGTGCTATTGTTCGCCGTGAAATCTACTTGAAGGTTACTGCTCCCATGACTGAAAGTTCCGTTCCCCGCACAATGGAATAGTGTCGACGGAGCCGTAGTGCCTATGCCAACATTTTCTGATGTGTCGATTGTTATGGCTGTATTTGAAGTCAGCCCACTATTGTTTGAGATTCGGAATTTCTCATCACCGTCTATACCAAAAGCCCAATCACTCTCTGGAGATTTGCAATGAATAAAGGCCCAACCTGAAGAACTGCTAGTTTCCAGCTTTAATTCAGCGTTAGTTCCAGCAACGTGGATTCCTTCAGTAGCCGCAGAATAAAGAGTCGGAGACGCGGTGCCTATTCCGACGTTGCCCGACGAATCAATCCGCATCCGTTCGGTTGGTGCGTATTGCCCAGTGCTGGAGGTTGAAAGCACTAAATCCGCACCGCCACCCGTCCCGTCTGCCGTTTCGGCAGCAATTGTAGCCGCATGGACAGTTCCCCAGTTTGTGCTTCTCGTTGTGAATGCAATCGGAGAGACATCACCAGCAGTTGCAGTTCCTGTATTTTGAATGTATAAGCCAGCAGTTTCAGTTGAACCAAAGTCACTGTTTAAATGAAGCAAGCCAGTCGGAGCCGTAGTGCCTATGCCGACTTTGCCTGAATCAATAAATATGCCCTCACCACCAGCGTACAAAGCTGCATTGTTATTGGTAAATGAAAGGTATGTATCTACATCACCGTTATGATAAATATAGCGGTCTATGCCAATATCTCCTGCAACGTCTAATTCGTAATCTGGAGCCGAAGTACCTATTCCGACGTTGCCCGACGAATCAATCCGCATTCTTTCGTTAAGTGCATTATTTTGATAAACACTAAACGACATAAAGGCATCAATTTTTGCATCATCGTTTGTCCAATCCTGTTCACGGCCTACGGCTATCTTTGCAGCTTGAGGCTTATAAGCCCCACTGTTTCTGGAAAGACCAAAATCAAGTGCTGCACCCTGAGCTGTTCCAGCGGTTGTGTCTTTATTAACTGTGCGAATGGCAGATGTGACTGAGGCTGCACTACTCTTAACCTCTAGCATATTAGAGTTGGTTGAGGTTACTGAGGTTTCATTTATGCCGACCCGACCACTAGAATCAATCCGCATTCTTTCGTTATTATCTGTATAAATTGCCAGAGAATCGTCGGAGTTGTCATATTTAAGCCTACCCCTTGTGGCTACCGAATCACCAAGATAAATAGAGGCTTCACTGCTTGAACCGGAAACAACTGAAAGTATGCAGTCCGAGCTATCTACTATTTGAGTTTTGTAAGCTGGAGCCGTAGTGCCTATGCCGAGCCGATCATTAGTCGCATCCCAAAAAAGGTTATTCTCTCCTGCTAAAGTTCCATCACCTGTCCAGTAACCCACTTGACCACTCGCAGGTGTGCCAACCTTACTGACATCACCCGAACCTCCAGCAGTCTGCCAAGAACAGGTTCCATCACCATCTTCCCTCAAGAACTTCGTTCCACCACTCTCTCCGGTCGATTTAACTTCTGTTCCCTCAATATCAACATAAGCCCCATCAACCGCAGTTCCTTGCCAGACACCCGTACCAATTGTGCCGACAGTCGCAAGATTAGCCGCGCTAGTGATGGCAGCTTGTGTTGCACCTGTAACTGTTGCTGCTGTTCCGGTGGTGTTTTGGTTCAGTGTGGGGAAAGTGCAGTTTGTAAGTGTACCCGATGCAGGGGTTCCAAGCGCAGGAGTTACCAGCGTTGGGCTGGTGGCAAATACAAGTGAACCGCTTCCCGTCTCATCTGAAATAACCCCCGCCAACTGCGCGGAGGTTGTAGCTGCCATAACAGAAAGATTGTTTGTGGTGTAAACCCCGTTTGTAACCGTAGCCGCATTACCTGTGCAACTGCCCGACGAACCAGACACATCGCCCGTTACGTCTCCGGTTATATCTCCCACAAAGGCTGTGGAAGTGACGGAAGTAAGTCCGGTCAATGTTGTGTCAAGGTTAAGAGTAACTGCACCAGAGGAGCCTCCTCCATTCAAGTTCGTTCCGGCAGTTACGCTTTCAATGTCTCCAGCTACAGTCTGCCAAGAGCAAGTCCCATCACCGTCTTCACGCAGGAACTTTGTTCCCCCACTTTCACCTGTGGACTTAACCTCTGTTCCTTCAATATCAACATAAGCACCATCTACTGCTGTACCTTGCCAAACCCCTGTTCCGATTGTCCCAACCGTTGCGAGGTTGGCCGCACTGGTAATGGCAGCTTGAGTTGCTCCAGTTACAGTCGCAGCAGTGCCACTCACATTACCCGTTACATCACCCGTTACATCTCCGGTAACGTCACCAGTAACATCTCCAGTTAAGTTGCCAGTTACGTTTCCAGTGACATTGCCCGTGAGTGCGCCAGTGAAAGTGGTTGCAGTAACAGAGTTGTCCTTAACCAAGACACTATCAATAGTTACACCAGCAGCAGATGTGGTTTCTGAAATTGTGTCAGTCGTAATGGACTGACTTGCACTCACAATGATGTTCGTCGATCCAGTTGTGTTGCCAGTAGCAAGCACCTCTGCCAACGTGTCTGAAGTAGCAACCTGCGCGTCAACATAGGCAGTCGTGGCAACCTTTGTGGAGTTGTTCCCAGCCGATTGAGTGGTTGCAGTAACTCCGTCAGCCAGTGTTCCGGTTGCTGTGACTGCACCCGTCAGATCACCTGTGACATCTCCGGTCACGTTGCCTGTAACATTCCCTGTAACCGCACCCGTGTGGGTTCCTGCGCTGTCTCCTGTTAAATCTCCAGTTACATCTCCAGTAACATTTCCGGTAACATTGCCAGTGACGTTTCCTGTAACATTTCCGGTAACATCTCCCGTAAGTCCTCCGGCAAAGGCTGTGGAAGTTACACTTGTTAATCCGGTTATGGTTGTGTCGAGGTTAAGAGTTACAGTCCCGCTTGTTCCTCCCCCGTTTAAATTCGTTCCGGCTGTTACGCCAGTAATATCTCCCGTCTCCGGCGTAAACCATTCCAGTGTGCCAGAGCTATCAGAAGTCCTTAAAGCCTGACCACTCCCACCAACAGCAGCAGGAAGCGTAACCGTGTAGGTTGTGGCAGTGGAAGGAGAGGCGATACCGACATATTCCCCTCCGGCATCATCTTCAAGACGAACGTCTCCAGAAAAAGTTGATACCCCTGCAACCGAAAGGGTTCCAGTGGACTTAATCTCTCCGGAGCTTAACTGAAGGGCAAAGGTGGTTCCCGCGTTGCCATCAGTCAACGCAACCAGTGTCGCACCGTTGCCACCACCACTCGGCAGGGCAAGGAGTTGATCGTAGGAACTGGCAATTGTGCTTCCTGTTAATGTAGCCATATCTTAAAACCCCCAAGCTCTCTTTATTTGTTTCGTACTAAATTGTGATTTACGAAGGAAACGGGAGCCTTCCTTTTGCTCCAGCTTATGATAACCGTCCTTTACCTGCTCTGCTTGAGAGGGAATCTTAACTTGATTGCCGATGGAAAAACCTTCGCTGGCTATGCAACGCTCGTAATCCATCCCCTCAACCGTGAGTCTCTTTGTTCCTGGGGGAACGATCTTCTCGATTAAGTGGCCCTTTTCAGAGAGAAAGGAATAAATGGGCATTTACTCCTCCTCTTCGTCTTCAGCCTCGGCCATTGCGCGAAGCATATCCTCTTCCGCATCCAAGTCCTCCTCTTCAACTTTGGCTTCATGCTCTACATACTC